ACGTTGATTGCACCATTGCTTGAAACGACGACTTGAGCGCCATTGTCAATACCGATAAAAGCAAGTAAGCGCTTACGTGAAAAGACCGCGCTGTCATCTTGATCACTTTGATGCTGCCAGTGTTTGACATTCAAGTGCGCGAGGTCTAGCAGTGGTGAAATGCCACACATAAAGCCTTGTTTGCGCCCGTAGAACGGTACAAATGGGATTACTTTGATTGTGGTAAAGCCTTCATCGACAACCACATAACCTTTTTCACTCTCTTGATGGATCTTAAATGCGCCACGGGTTAGCTCTAAGACTTGATTGACTTGCTTAGTTCCGTATTCGCCATCGTCAGCACTGACTGACATTGATATGCGTAACTGAGTCAATACCATCGCGCCATTGATACGCTCTGATTTCCATCCTAGGATTTGATCATGCTTGATATGGACTAAGTACGGACGTACGCCGAGCGCTTTATCGTCGGCTTTTGTTTTGTTCGTGCCGTTCGTTCGTGGTACGTCAACCAATACGCCTGAGATACCAAACGCGAGCGCATCCTGCATTACTTCAGATGCAAAGCTATGCAAGTTATTACCCTGCATGTCGCTGTCGTTGAAGCCTAGTTTAATTGGCTCAGGCAAGTCATCAGAGAACGTAATCGCTTTGCTGAAAGGCTTACCCGTCATTACTGCTATCGTGCGTTTAAACGCTGGCAATAGAGTTGACATAGACTTGCGAATATCCCAGTCAGATTCGTCTTCGCGAGGCCATTTAGGTAGATAAGCCTTTCCAGCTTTTCGCATAGACGTAGTACCGCCAATCAACGACTCGCAAATAACCCAGTTAGTAGCCATTTGCTTAACTTCGTCTGATTGTTCGTTTACTTTTATCATTTACATTTTGAAATTGTTTGCAGTTGCTTCGCGTTTCACTGATGGCCAAATCACATCAATGCAATACCCGATTGCAGTTGTAATGTGTTGGTGTTTGTTCGTTTGGTCTTCCTGAAAAGTTGACCCTTTTTGTAGCTGTACAGTTGCCAATCCTTTGTCGCACCACTTTGCAGTGACTGGGTTGACGTAAAGGCTTCGCAAGCCGTCAGCCGTTTTTATTTTCGTTCTAACTGCGTTTTGACGGTCTTTAATCGCTGGGTGCGCGGGTTTTACTTTGCGCGTGTACTTCCAGCCGTTTGACTTCAATACGCCTTCAATGTCGGTGTAATCGCTTGCGTGTCCGTGCTTTTCGCCAGCTTGTCCAGCAGGGTCGCCATAAATCAATACATGCTTATTGGCATGGTCTTTGTACTTTTCGACAAATTCCATAGCGGATTGTTTGGATACCGCGCTCGTTAGCACAATCTCATCCAGCAAATAAAGCGAATCGTCACGATTTACACCTACTGCACTGGAAAGTGGCGTGTAGTTTTGGTCATGCATCCACAAAAGCTGTTCGTGCGGCTCAATGACTGCGCTTGTATGGTTGCTTTTATCGTAATCCTCATAGATTCGACCTGTAGCACCTTCAAAGCTTGCTTCATATTCCTGTCTGTATTGCTTTTCAGACATTTGACGCTTTGCCGCTGCTATCGTGCTAGCTGGCAATATCTCAGAGCTTTTCCAATGGTACAAAGCCCACTCAGGGTCACCGCTACTCTCAGCATAGCGTGACATATCGTAATAGTGGTTCAAGCCATCAGGTACACCAATTAACCAGCACCACGCTTTGTAATCGGGTCGTGTTGGATTGAATGTATCCAATGCAGGACGAATGTTAGCTTCCCATGCGCCTTCTTTGGTATCTGCGATTTCATCAATCACGCCACCAGTCCACAAAATACCTTCAATCCTCTCAGGTCGGTCTAAGCCGATCAGGTGAACCTCTGTGTCGTTTGGTAGATACAGAATCAACTCAGTTTCAGACGGCGCTCTATCGTGCATACTGCTTAGCGTCAGCAGCTTCATATCAGCCCAGTAAATCTTTTTTACTTGGTCGCGCGTTGGCGCAGCTATGAAGTACTTTTCAGCAGCGTTGTTCAATGCTTGTTTAGCTACGAACCGCTTAGCTCTCTCAGTCTTTCCAGAGCGCCTTCCAGCAGGGACAACGGGAAACCTTACGCCATTGCTAACAGCTTCAATCAATGCCCTCTGTACTGGATGCTCTATTAGTTTGTACCAGCGCTTTAATTCGCGTTGGCTTTGCATGGAAACCATCAATCAGGTAAGTACGAAACCAATTCTTTCATTAGCTCGTCTTTCGTTTGATTGCTACCTGAGTTTTGGTCTTTGATGAACTCTTTGTTTGCTGCTAATAGGTTGATACCGATTTGACTTGATTCATTCGCCATCTTAGTAAGCACTGCTATCCCTTTGAGGGACTCCATGCTTTCCTCATTCAATGGTGATGCATCATCAATCTGGCTTACCTTACCGTGTGCGATACCTGAGAGCCTGTGCGCAGTAGCAGCGCCGAACTTTCCAGCACCTGCTAGATGCATTGATATTGCCCTTAGCTCATCAGCTAAAGATTGCGCACTTATTTGCGAACTTATTGGTAGCGCCTTAAATGCTGATTCTGTCGCAAGTATTTGATTTGCAACATCTTTTATTTGTTTTGTTTGCGAACCTATGCGTTTTCTGATGGCCGTCTCAGAGATTCCAAACTCACGGGATAGCGCTCTGCCAGTCTCACCATGCAATAGGCGCTTTGCAATATCAGCCCACTGGCTTTCTGTGAGTGATGATTTACGCCCCATGTTCTACCTTGTTTGTTTTTGCCCTTTGGCTTATGAGTTGCCATCCATCGGATTACGGCTTGCACCGCTGGAGCTACCGTTCCCTGATTATTTGATAACCGTGTCAGCACATGGTCGGAGAAAACTAGCATTTAACCGTGCTAGTGGCAGTCAAACTCTACCATGAATCGGCTACGAGCGAAAAAGCCCACTGGGTTAATAGCAGGCTTTGGAATGTATAGAGGTGTTTAGTTATCGCTTTTGGACTTTTCGCCATGAGGCTGAAGCGCTTTTAACGGATAAACGGCCTTTGTGGGGCTAATAAGCAAATATGTTGCTTCGTCACGCCTAGCGATACTATACACTGATTTATTCAGGTTTGCAACTTATTTAATTCTGTTTGCATAATTCAAGCGCTTGCGTTTCAGTGAACCCTGATTGAACCAATGTGATAAACTTTTTGCGAATGATAATCGCCCTTAGTTCTTCATGTTCCATCATAGCTGGCATGTTCTCGCGCATTGATTTGACGGCTTGGGCTAAGGCTAATTGTGGGTTCATTTCAGCCATGTTTGTATCCCGAGTGCTTTACACATCCAAAGTTTTCAGCGGTGCAAAGCCATGCAAGCACACCGTATTCATCTCCTGTAAGTGAATAGCAGTCTGATGCTGTAGGAGGCTGTCCGCACCTCCAATGTGAGTCCGGCTCTTGGCACAATCTAGTCTCAAATATTTTTACCGTATTGCAAACTTCATTCGCTGCATCAGCATATGGCTGAATATCTACTTTTTCCCAGTAATCGCATGTTTTACATGTTTTCATATTCATTTACTCAGTGCTTGTGCTTCGCTTTTCGCCCGTGCTACTAGTCTATCCATATCGTTCAATATTCGTTTACCTGATTGACCATGAGGTGCGAAGGCGAATCCGCTACCAGCGCATTTAAAACAGTTCTTTGCGCTCAGTGTTGGTGTATCAGGCATTACAGCGGCTTTTAACCCGTTGCATACTGTGCATAGCTGATTAAGCCAAAACCCCACTAGCGTAGAGGCTACACGCCTTGGGTTAGGTATTCGCGCACGCTCGCACAATACACCGATAGCGTCAATTGTGGATGGTAGCGTTTTGAGCTTACCCATAAATAACGTCTTTTCGTTGCGCATCCATTTTGCGGCTTCAATTTGCGCTTTTATCTGCTTATCCTTCACGCGGTCTTTAGGTTCTTTTTCGTCACTGTGCATGGTAAGTGCTAGGTTAACGAGTTCGCCATGGCTTAGTGGTCTAGGATGCTCTACGCCATCATATTCAGCTTGCAATCTAATCAATTGAGCGCCTATTTGCGATTGAGTCCATGCCATCGCCTTGAGTATGTCGGTAGGGCTATGCTTATCAGCTTCATCTCGAAGATTCGAGGCATTGATTGACGTGGAATATCGCTCTACTATTGTTACCGTGTCGTTATCCATAGCGCCCCTTGATTTGATTAAGGGTTGATTTTAAGCTACTTTGACGGCTTTTGATACTGTTGGCAGTTCTGAATAATCCACCGTTTTATATTGCAACTATGGCGCTTTTCGCCTTTGAATTGGATGGTTTGGAAATGTTCGCACCCTTGGCAACCTTTGATTCTTTTATGCTCATATTCTTGTTTTCTTTCCAATATAAGCATGGGGTCACCGTATTGGTGCGAGTCATAAATCATCAGTAATCACTTTCAAAGTCGTTTTTAGCTGAAATTACCACAGCTACGGCAATAATTGCCACGATGAATAAGGTGTAAAGTGCGATTGTCATGTTTTCTCCAATTGGTTAATTTTACGGGTATTTTGTAGGTTTTCGATAGGGGTTTACCCTATGTTCCCTTAACAAATACTGGTACGTGATTACAAACCTTCATATAGTCCCGCGCACTTAGGCTCTTAGCCAATAATTCATAAGTTGGTATCATTTCCTTCAATGCCTCAGCGCTTACTGCGTCCAAACGAAAAGGCTTTCCATCGTCCGTCCTTGTGTATGCCTTGGCTAGTCCTCCTACGCTTGATTCAATCAATCCATCATCATCAATATGACCTAGTTCTTTAGCTGACATCATAAAGCTAAAAAGTGTTGCCAAGTCAATGCGGCTTGATTCTGTGCTTTCACCCTTGAGTACGTC